TGTATCATCTAGTCCAAGATCTGAATCTGTAACTATATAATATTCACAATTTAATGAATCTACTACTCCTGAAACCCAAGGACCTCCGTGACCTAAGTTAGTAGCCTTGTGTATCTTACAAGGGCTTGTTTCATACCAATCTAATAAAGGTGGATATGTTGATCCATTATCTACAATAATAACATCACCTACTCCTTCATATGTTTGAATTTTTTCAACCATAGCTTTTGGCCAGGTAAACAAATCTCTGTTATTAATTACAACTGGTATCATTTATGTATAACTAATAATTTCTTATCACATAACCATTCAATGTTTTGATATGATTTATTAGATAAGATACTCATTATATCATCGTATGTCTTATCTACTTCAGCATGACCTGCATGAAGATCTTCTATAAAATAATAACCTCCTTTTGTAAGGCGGTCGTAAAGTATCTTAAATGAGTTAACAATATCTGAACGATTGTGGCTACCATCATCTATAATGAAATCTGGAGTTCCTGATTTCTCTAGTACGGTATTTAAAAAAACTTCATCTGATTGATCGCCTATATATATTTTGATGTTATCTGTTTCATTAACATATTTATATACATTAGTATCAATATCTATAGCATGAATATTTAGTTGTGGGTTATAATCATTCCACATACGTAATGAATCACCATGCCATATTCCTATTTCTAATAGAGTGAACTTACCTGTTTCAGGAATATAAAAATCATACTGTTCAGTATATCCATGCTTTTCGTAATGTTCTGTACCTTTATCTACTTTATGTAGATTAGCAATTTGTGTAAGTCTTCTCATTAGTTATGTACAAATAATATTTTTTCAATCTTTAAATTAGGTTCTTGTGGAAATTTTGTAAGATAATCTAATATGTAATAACCATCAGCGTCATATCTTTTACCTAATTCTATTTGTTTAGCAATATCATTTCTTGTAGCAAATGCTCCCATATCTATTTGATTATTACCTAATCTAGAATCAAAAAACTGATAGTCAAAATGAGAATGTACCATGTTCCAATAAATAAGACCTGGTTTATTTTTAGAAGCTTTGTCTAATTCATCTACAAAATTAGGAGTGTAATAATTATCATCTCCTGTCATGATGATATATTCTGCCTCACTCATTTGTTTACCCACTTCTCTAGGAGTGTGTCCTAAATCATTATATCTTCTGTCAAGGAATGTATATTTAATTCTAGGATCATTAAATTGATTAATCATATTAACAATATCATCATTATGAGTATCATCTATTACAATATTAGCAGCCCAGTCTTTATTATACTGAGCTACTAATGATGCAATTGTACACCTTAATAAATCAATTCTATCATATGTAGGAATTATAAAGTCTACTTTCATTTACTTATATGATCTTTAAGCAATTGTTGATAATCTATATTCCAATGAGGATTAATGATAATTTCTCCAGTGGGTATATTTCCTAACTCTCTTTCTGATTCTACATGAGCAGAATGTCTTTGAATAGCATTAGGTCTTTCTCCATCGTCAGTACCCTGACCACTCATATGATAACCTCTACCTCCCCACATATAAAACCAACTCACTTCTTCATTAGATGGGTATGCTACGATCATTGGTTTAGCACCTTGTCTGTAAATAATTTGGTTAACAAATGTAGTATCGTATCCAGCATTCTCAAGAGGATGTCCTCCTAACTCTTCCCAGATCTTTTTAGTATACACTATACCTGAGTTACCAAGTCCTGTTAACTCATGTATATTACCACCATTAACTAACGCACCGTTTCCCCACAATAAAAGTTCTCCTTCTTCTGTAAAGTACTTAGCAATATTAGAAAGATGATTTGGCAAAGCTATATCATCATCATCCCATACAGCAATTAGTTCTCCTGAACATTGTTCTAATGTAAAGTTTTCCTTTTCACCTATGGTGAGAAATGTCTCTTCTAGATTGATTATCTTGATTTCTGGATGATCATATGATAACTTTTGTAGAGGATAGTCATTAACAATAATTAACTCTTTCTGTCCAGCATAATCTTGCTTTAAGAAAGACTCTACTGCCTCTTCTAGAAAATGCAATCTACCATAGGTGATACATTTACATGATATGAAAGGAAGACGTTCCATTACCAAACAAGGATTACATCAAATGGAGATACTAATAACTTGTTCTCTCCATTGATAGGAATCACTGGTGCTTTACCTAAAGATGATGGATCTACCAAGATCTCATCTCCTGCTTTAATGTCTGTAATAAGATCACCTACAGCATACACAGTGAGCTTGTTAAGCTTTTGCATCATCTCTTTCTCAAGAGCTTCTTTTGTGTTCTCATCCACAATAAGTTTACCTTCGTCTTTCTTGGGAAGGTCTAGCAATATTCTATTGCCACGTAATAATTTAAAGTCTGCCATTATGCTATCTCAGTTAAGTTTTTAAATCTTAGCATGTCTTCACCTGTTAAGTGAATTTCTGATTGATACACATCACGTTTACGTGTTACGCCAATCATCTTGTTGGTTTTAGTATTGATGTTAGGTGTCTCAATAACACGCTCATGGATGTCATCTAATAATACTAAGAGATCATCAGCATCCATCTGTACTGTACGAATCACTTTGTTGATGTTAAAAGAGTCAATGAAGTGACTACCGTTCTCCTCTTTACGACTGTAAAAAAATTGATTTGTCATTGGTTTAATTGGTTTAATAAATGAATACGTCTTTTATTAACTTCTTCATACTTATATATGTCTGCTTCGACATTAGTATGCTCATCCAAAGTTAATAAAATAATATTAGATTTATTATACGCAAGCTCAGGATATTTTTCTTTAGGAAGGATATGATGAAAGAATGTTGATAATGGCTCAGATCCTAGATAGTCACCGCTTACTTCTGAGTAGTGTTTACGCTCTTTCCAGATCTCTAAAAAAAAGTTTCTCATTGTCTCTATCTTAGTCTTCTGTACAAACATATCACGCTTAGCTACAAGAAGTCCACCACGCTTAGGAGTGATAGGTTTACGCTTGATGTGACTCAAGCATAAACCCTTTCCCCATATACGATTCTCACAACCCTCTACACTACACGTCTTCACAATCTTCTTCTTCTACTAGGTTACTTATTTCTCTATTTATATACCAGATGGCCTTTTTAAGGTCTTGATTAGCACTACCTTTCTTATTAGATCTAAGTATATACTTGATAGCATTGCCTAGAGAGAATCCTAAGTCATAGTTTTCAATGATATCTATAACTTCCATACCACCACTACCCTGATAATGATCAGGATGATTAACCATCTCTCTTTTTTGTATATCTTTCATAATTTTTCGTGCTCCGTATGGATCATTTTCCTGTGCTACCATGTCCTTCTGTTCCTCTTTGTGTTTCTGATAATTCTTCTACTTCTGTATACTGTACTAATGGTACAGGCATGATTACTAACTGAGCAATACGATCACCCACTGAATAAACTCCTCTTTTACCCAATTGTCCCCATTTCATATTAAATGTAACCATGATCTCGCCTCTGTATCCACTATCAATAACACCAACAGAATTGGCCATAACCAAGTCTGTATTTCTTATAGAGGAACGTGGAAACACAAGTCCCACCATTCCCTCAGGTATTTCTACAGCAATTCCTGTACCATATATCATTTGATCATCTCCATGTATGGTAATTGATGTAGCTGTAAGATCTGCACCTGCATCTCCTGGTTTGCCAAACTTAGGCTTCTGTGCTTCCTGCACTAACTTCTTGAATTGAATCTTCATTTTCTGTTTCGTTTATAATTTCTGTATTTTTAATAGCATCAACAATATCCTGACGTAGTTTATCAAAGAACTCTTCATTGTCTTCTAGTAACAGTCTGAATTCATCTGTTGAATACTTTGTCTCATTGTAAGTGATAGTCTTACCATACTTACGTAAGATCTCAAAATCACTACCTAGTGTCATAATCTCATTGAATGTATCAATACCTGTACCAAACACGATCTCAAAGTCCACTGCTTTGAATGGAGGAGCCATCTTGTTCTTAATAGTCTTGATCTTAGTGACATTACCATAAGCTTCTGTACCTTCCTTAGCAAGAGTCTTGCTCACCTCTACACGAACGTCTGCATAGAACTTTAATGCATGCCCTCCCTGGGTTGTACGAGGATCACCAAACATCATACCAATCTTCTCACGATACTGACTCACTACAATAACACAAGTTTGATGTTTAGATAGCATACCTTTAAGCTTAGGATATACATCACTATTAAGCTTAGCCTTTCTACCAATAGAGCTATCACCTACGTCACCATCTAATACCTTCTTAGGAATCAACGATGAGTCTGAGTCAATGATAACTAAATCAATCTCTCCAGTGCTTATCATATCCATTGCAATTTGAAAACCCTCCTCGCCACATGATGGCTGAGCAATTAACATGTTTGCAATATCTACACCTAATGCAGTGAAGTAATTAGGATCAACAGCATGCTCGCCATCTATATATAAGACTTTGCCATTTGCCTTCTGACAGTTAGCAACAGCATGACCACAGATAGTAGATTTACCACTACCCTCCCAGCCAACAAGCTCATACAATTTACCTTTAACAAAACCTCCCACGCCTAGAGCGACGTGATCAAATGCAATAGATCCTGTAGAAATAAGATCATAGTCATTGTGATTCTTATCACCTAATGATAAGATTGTACCCTCACCATATTTTTTATTGAGCGCATCTAGTGCCTCCTGGAATTTGGATTTTCCAGTGTTAACGTCTTGCTTTTTTGCCATTTCATTATGTTTTTTGTTCACTTAAATTTACGAATAATTGATGAAAAAAGAAATAGCCTAGACGTAAAACACCTAGGCTATTTGTACCAAACACAATTTAAATTTAACACAACGTTAAATCTTTATTGCCCTTAATCCACTTAGGAATATAAGGACAATTTTTACATTTGTTACCGCAGCATTTGCCTCGACTTGCTAAGAATTCCTTAGACAAGCTCGCAGGCACCTCCTCCACAGGCAACTGATTCATTAAAGTTAACTTCGTCTTCAACTTCTTTAATTTTAGTGATATCAATCTCTTTTAATTCACTTATTAGTGAATTGTATTTCTCTTCAGTGATGTCCTCAAAAGGAGCTTGCTGATATGTTCCACCCCAATAAGGTAGTACAGATAAACCATTATAGAACTCACGGTTCTCCCACATCCATTCACCTACAACTTCCCACTCATCTAGTGTACCATCTTCAGATACTTTGTAGACAGAATCATTTGGTGGAAAAGCTCCCATAGGACTAAACTCAGTATACTTTCTAGTACTATCTATAGAAATAGTAGCAGATACATTATGAGTGTTCTCACCATTAACGTGTCCTGAACCAATCCAGTTGGTAGAGAAATGTTTAACTCTCTCTAGTGTATCAATAGCACTTTCTGTACGTAAGATAGATCCTTCTGGTGCTTTTACTGGAATACGTACACATACAGTATCTGTAGGGCGTAACACATCATCTTCACATAGCTCAGGATGATTAGCCATTAGATACTGTGCAATGTCTTCATTCTTGTTGAAACGCATTGTACGTAAATAGTAATCATTATGCCAAGCATGGATACCAGATGCTGTTCCTAACACTAGTGATGTAGTACCTGAAGGTTTAA